GTAATGGCAAGTAATGTTTCAAATTGAGAACCTGGAATCTCCAATACCTCAATGTCCATATCCTTTGGGTGCATAGAAAAATCGGAGAACAAATCATCTTCCGGTGGAAACAAAGAAGAAGGCATATTCTCAAGATTTTTCAACTTCTCATCACGCATGTATTCTTCGGTACTTCCAATGTTACTAAAATAATCATTGAATACCTTTGATACATATAATGCTTGGTCTCTAGTTAATTCCATTATACTTTAAAGCCTTCAAAGTTCTTCTTATCATGTTTAATTTTATTATGAGCCCCAATTCCTTGGTGGCCAGCATCAGCAATACCTTGTTGTGCGGATTGTTCCACATCAAACAATTTCATCTTTGCTCTATCAACACCAATAGTAAATCGTTTGTAATAAGACGGATCATTATATCGATTCTTCAATTGTTTAACCATCATCTGACCCATTTCTTCCAATTCTTCAGAAGAAATCAAAGCAAACATTAAATCGGCGGTTGCAGGCAACCCGAATGACTCACTCGTATCCTCCAAGCCTGGATCACTCGATGTGAATCCGCTTCTGGTAGTTTGAGTTGCAGATACAATAGGAACATTATGTTCAACCGCAAGACCCCTAAGTTCCTCTGCGATGGACTTAACGTAAGTGTAAGAGTTAATATTCGCACCAGCCTTGATACGAGAAGAGCAACAGATATTGAGATAATCAATAAAAATAATATCAGGTACGAAAGACCTTTTGAGATTAAGTTCATTTAGTAAAGTCCTAAAGTGAGTGGTGGAAGCTGATGCTGTTGGATATTCTTTGATGATGAGTTTACCTGTGGTTTTCTCTTTGACCCGAGCAACCTTTTTATCATACATATCTTTTGGTAAGTCCATCAAATCATCGAGGGAAACATTCAACAAGTTTGCATCTATTCTTTCGGCAATCTTTTCTTCCGCCATTTCAAGAGTAATATACAATACATTTTTACCTTGTACCATAGCACCTGCAGCAACATGGCACATAAACAAAGATTTACCAACACCAGTACCAGCAAGAGCAATATTGAGAGTCTTAGCAGGAAGTCCACCTTTTGTAATTTTGTTAAAACAATCGAGATCAAAGGGAATTCTTTCTTCTTTTCTGTGGTAAAATTCATATCGATCATCTGAGTTCTCTAAGTAATCATGGCCTACGGTTGTATCGAAACTGACGGCCAAAGCGTCCGATAATATCTTGGGTATCGCACCCTTATCGTTGTTTTTGTCTTTACCATCGAGAATTGAAATAGACCCCAATACAGCATTGTATATCGCCTTTTCTTGGCAAAACTGCTCGGTCTTATCAATAAGCCATTGTACCTCGGTTTCTGTTTGACGATTACTTTCAATTTCCTTGATATAATCTTCGCATTTCTGAACTTCATCATCCGAAAGATTGTTCTTTTCCTTGACGGCAATAGACAACGCTTCAATCGTTGCCGTAGAATTGTAAGTTTCCGTGAAGGAAGTAATCTCATTAAATAGTGTCCTCTCGGTTCTGTCCGAGAAATATTCAGGTTTAATAAATGGTAATACTTTTCTTAAATAGTCCTCGTTATAGACTAGATTCTTGAGAATCGATAGTTCCAGTTTCATCAATTAATTCCTGCTCAATGTTAGCCGACATAAGTTCGACAAGTAAATCACCAATGTAATTCTTAAAATCATTATCTTTTTCCATCTTCTTTGGTTTATCAACTGAAGCTTCAAGAACATCATAACCAAAAAGTAAATACATTTGACCTTCTTTTTCTTCAAACTTTACCTTACCAAACTTAAATGTGGTATCTTTATACGGTCCGTCCAAGAGTTTAATATTAACACCTTGTGCATCTTCCTTAGGATAGATGAAACAATAATCTACGCCTTCAATCATCTTCTACTCCATTCATAGTTACAACATCATCAAAGACCTCATCAATATCCGACCGTAACATTTCTCCATTGGAGATTTGGTAGTTCTTTTGAATGAATTCGTGGAATGTTTTTTGATTCAATATGGATGACCAGAAGTCGGAAGAATCGGTTTCTTTTAGTCGGTATTTTTTATCTTCTACCACACCATCTTCATCCACCCTAGAATACCAACCATTTGATGGTTTGATCACATGACCAGATTCTAATGCGATATCAAGCAATCCACTCCATTTGGATAGACCTTTCTCAAAGGTTACTGTAAATGGTAACTTCGATTTTTCTCTGACGAATCTAGATTTTTCAATGTTGATGGTGAAGTTATATCCGATAAGTTCTTGACCATCTTTCTCTTGTGATTTACCAATAATGAATACTTGGTTAGCGGAATACATACCACCGGTACCACCCGACATAACTGATTTGGAGAACATCTCCATAGTTTTATAGGTATGATTAATTGCAATACAAGGAATATCTTTAGTAGTTAGATGTGGTGTAACAATTCTCCACAAACTTTTCATGGTACGGGCTCTCGTCATATCAGCAACAGCTTTTTCATCCAGAGCATCTTCTGCTTCTTTCTTAGAAGCCAAATTGCCGACCGAATCAATGAAAATGATTACCTTATCACCTCGTTCAATTTCATTTAAACGTTTAGCAATATCAAATTTTAATTGTTCCAAGTGTTCAATCGGAAGATGGATTACCCTAGAAGTATCAATGTTATTGGCTTTAATATATTCTGGTGTGATACCAAATTCAGAATCGTAGAACAAACATACGGAATCTGGATATTTCTTCATGTAAGCACTTACCATAATCAAACCTAGTAGTGACTTAAAGTGTTTTGATTCGCCTGCGATGAAGGTTAATCCTGAGGTCAATCCTCCATTCAGGCTTCCTGATAATGCAACATTTATAATGGGAACATCGGTGGGAACCATATCCTTTTTATTGAAGAACATGGATTGACTGAGTATACTGGAGTTCTTGATTGAACCCGACTTCTTCATTTTTTCTAATAATTTATTCATTACAATTTTCCTTTTCAACATAAAACCAATTAATCCAAGTTAAACTACTACTATTCGCTCTGTAAGTAACGGAAGAAGCACAAATTGAATATTTCTCCGATACTTCTTTCATAGAATTATAAATTATTCCACCAACACTAATTTTTTTAAATAAAGTTTTTCTATGTTTTTCACGATATTCATCAGAAAACATACCTAGTTTATTATTAACAACTGTTTCATTTCCTTTTTTTCTACCAGCAGATTTTTGTTCTTCTGATAATGAGAAAAATCCTAATTGTTTAATATATGAGGTTTGTCCACCCCTTATACCAGCATTTTTTTGTGATTCGTAATATTTTTCTGGATCTCGTTCTTTATATTTTGTATGGTAAGAAGTAGCTCCTAATTGGCTAATTTCTTTTAGAAATTCGGAGTATTTTTCTGTATTTTTCCAATTTCTCAATAATAAATATGCTTTATAATTACCTAAACCAAAACCAAGTTTATATCTTATCAGATGTATTATATAATGTTCTTTGAATGTTAATGGTACTATATCCTCTGAATTTTCATTTTCATGTTTGGGTATTATATGGTGATTTTGGTGTTTTAAGGAATCATATGTTCTGGTTTTTGCACGGTTTATTATATTATCGTGAATTTTCCATAAATCCATGATCAATGCACCGTTTCGTTATTGTATGATCCGTTTGTATGGATTGTATCAAAATTGTCCTCAAAATCATCATCTTTTGTTATTTCATTCAATGATATTTCTTCAAATATTTCACCATCTTCACCAAACACAAAAACAGTATCAGATATAAAATCAAATAAATTTCTTATGGAATAAGCTGTATTTTTGATACAACAATGTAAACATTCGTCACCAATTTCGGTGAAAACGGTTATATGTTTTTCGGGGGAATCGGGTTTTCCATCATCTAGAAAGAAACCTAGTGCGGATGTATAGTATATTTCATGATCAATTACATTCTCAAAAACTTCTATATTTACCGATGATGAACCAAATGTGGTCCAATTTGAGATGGTAACTTCTTTTTCGTTATCTTTACTGTTCATATATTTTCCTTTGTGTTGATTGTTTTTAGAAGGGGAACGACCCCTTCATGTATATTTATCCAAAATTATCAACTTAATGGATCTTTTATGTTATTTTTTTCACGAAATGCTAATTCATCGTTATAATCATACTTGGGTTCTAGTTTTTTAACAGGAACCATGTGTTCTTCATATCTACCTATACCTGTATGAATTGTTTTCTTTACAAACTCAGGTTCTTCTTCAACAGAAGTAATGTTTTCTTTTTCAATTTCAATTCTATCTTCATCCAA